CACCCATTCAAATCTGGATAATTTACTTTTAGGTTGTTTTTTTGCCATAAATTACCTGTTGAATCTTGACACAATCCAGTCCCAGGCAGCTTTAATTTTGTCCCAAACTTTACAACAAATGTTTTTACATTTTTCAATCATGTTTTTTCTCCTCAATTTCGTAAAAGAAGTTATCCGTATCTTCGGTCTTCCATTTACTTGTGTTCTCTACATTCCACTCAGAAGTTTGCACTTTCCAATCTGGAATATTATCTTTCACTGTAAATGAAGGTATATCCCAAATGCATCTATTGTTAGGTTGTGCTGCATAGTTCCCGTCGTCTAGGGCTATGATGTGAGCACATTTGTGCTCATGCGGAATCTCTGAATGGTCCGTATCTAGTATATTACTTTCAGGATGGGCAAAGTCAACTGTAAATAGATATTTACCAGGATGCCATTTCTTGTCTTTTCCTATGTATTTACCTGCTTGAGCTTCTAGGATATCCCAAGTATGTACAGAAGGATAATAACTGAAACAATTCCAAAGCTGAAGCTCATCCAATCTACGCCTAGGTACATCAGTAGGCTTGAAGCCACGTTGTATAAATGCTGTAATAGGGAGACGATAAAAGATCGCACCATTCTCCATAATAGCGTGAAAAAGAATAGACTTGCCCGTAATGGCACTAATACCAAAGATAATACAGTCTTCAACTTCACCATGATGACTTTTAAGATCATAGAGATATTCTCTCCTGATTTGTGCATATTCCACTGGTATGTTTGCATTTAAATAAGCCATAATTATCCATAAATATCACCCCAAGTATTGCCGGACTCAAAATCAACTTTATTGGGTACAGCAAGACTAACAGCATTCTCCATAATTTCAATTATTCTTTTTGCCTCGTCATCATTTTTAACAGAAATATCTAACTCATCGTGAATTTGTATGTGCGGTGTAATACCTTCATTGTATAAATCTAACATAGCTTTCTTTGTCATATCAGCTGCAGATCCTTGTATGAGTTTGTTCAATGCCTTGTATGTAAAAGCTCTACGTATTCTACCTCTACCATAAGTTTTCTCTGCTTCAACATAATCCATAGGTTTGTGCATACCAAATCTGTTTGGTTCCCATTTAGTAAATCTACATCTACGTCCTAATAAAGTACCTATTGATCCAGATGATTGAGCTTGATTTGATGTGTAGTTCATGAGATCTTTAACGAAAGGCACGTTTTGGTGATACTGATTAAATAAATCTTCAGCCTCTTCTCTACTATTTAATCCTAGTTCTGCTTGTAGTTTTGCTTTACCCATACCATAAAAAAGACCCAAATTAATCGTCTTTGCTTGTGTTCTAGATATGTTTGCCATGTCTGCAACTGTTTGGTGAAAGTCTACTTTATTATCTTTAAATTTTTCTACTATATTTTTTACAGATTGATCGTAGCATATTGGTTGTGTTTCTGCAGCATAATGCACTACAAGTCTTGGCTCTTGCTGGCTATAATCAAAACATCCCCATTTGTGATTTTTTTCTGGTAAAAACAAAGAACGAATCATAGGACCTAGATCTTTATTTCTTGCCGGTATCTGCTGTAAATTTGGATTAGAATAACTAAATCTACCTGTAACCGTGCCACCTTGATCAGACCTAATAGGATTAATATCTGCATGTATTCTACCCCTGTGTTGATGTTTTAATATGGTATCTATAAACGTTGTGTGCGCCTTGTTAATCTCTCTTGCTTTTGCTATACTTTTAACTACAGGATTATTATGTGTGGAAAGAAAGTTTTTTGTAAATGAAGGTGACCCAGTTTTCTCGGTTTTGGCGTAGGGTAAGGAGAGTTTGTCAAACACTTTGGCAATCGATCTTGCTGCCCATATTTGAACATCTATTCCTGTTTGTTTTTTTACTTCTTCTAGGATTAGCGCTTCCTGTTGTGATAACTGCTGTTTCAATTTATGAGCACCTTCTACGTCGACACGAACCCCTTTAAATTTCATATCAATTAAACACGGAAACAATTGTGTTTCTAAGTCAAATATTTCTACTAAGTTATTCTTTTGTATTTCTGTGGATAATCTTTTAAATAGTTCTAATGTAAGTCTAGCGTCTTGTTCTGCATAATTACCCACGTACATTGCTGGTAGTTTATATAATTCTTTTTTAGGATCTATACCCCATGACTCTGCAGCTTGTTGTAAAGCTTTTTCATCTTTTACTTCTCGTAAGTAATCATATGATATACTGTTTAATGTATACCATAATCTATTTTCATCTATCAAAGATGCCATTAACATGGTGTCCATAATATGTCCGTTGATAGGTATGCCGTATGCTTTTATCCAGCACACATCGTACATTGCGTTATGAAATATTTTATAAGAATCTGTTGCACAAACTTTTTTAAACCATTCTAAAACTGTCCTTCTGTCTATGTTACCACCACCCTCATGTGCTATTGGATAATAACCTTTCCATCCTTCAACAGCCACTGCGATACCTACAATCTCTCCTCTTCCTTGTATAGCACCAGAACCTCTTGCTTTTAAGTCTGGGTCTTTTGTTTCTAAGTCTATCGCAATATATTTTTCTCCTGACAAATCAGGGAAAGTATCAGGACAATCCCACTCTGTCTGCGCTGTAAACATTATTTTTTATCCTTTAATTTTAGTATTTCTAATTCACAGTAATGTATAATCTTTTCTAGATCTTCTACCTTATTTTTAGATAAATATCTACAAACATATTTTACAACACATCCTTGAAAGAACGAGAGATTATTTTTAGAAATAAACTCATACGGCTGAATGTGAAAATTCTTGTAGTGGCTCCCTCCAACCTGCCTTGATTGTGGAAATGCTTTTTCCAATCCATCTGGGTCTGTCATACTATTGGTCCTCCTATATTATATTGATATTCGTAGTGCTGACTACAAATATACAGTCTTTCTTTTGCTCTAGTTACACCTACAAAAAACAAACGGTGTTCTGGGTCTGGGTTTCTTGTTGCAGATTCATAGATAATTCTTTCTATATCTGTAAATAAAACAACGTTATCACACTCTTCACCTTTTACACCATGTATTGTAGATAATTTTATTCTTGCAGGTTTCATTAAATCATCACCTGACTCTAATAATTTTTTTATATATAGTTTACTTGATTCTGGAAATCTTAGTTGCTCCCAGCTCCCCGTCGCTCGCAACCCGTGTTCAGTCTGTAGTCCCTCTAGATTTATACTAGTAATACTTTCTAGAGTCTTACCGCCAGCAAATCCTCTAACTAGATGTCCATCTTTTACTGTTAAAAAATCCCATAGATCTTTTACATCTTCTTTACTTACCACTGCACCTTGATGTAAACGTTTCCAAACTCTGTATGCGTTTAACATTTTTTTAGGTAATAGTTCTTGCGCTTTAGCTTCAAATCTAAAATTCATACTGTATAAATGATCACGTAACCTTTCTAACATTTTATTTGTTCTAGTCAATATCATCCAGTTGCCTTCATGTAGGGGTAATTCTTCAAAATCAGAACCCATAGTAACCACACCCTGGGCTTCTCTAGGTTTCCATTCTTTTTTTAGACGTTGTGACATGTGAGGGAAGATACTAGTTGCTAGTTCATGCACAGATCTTGGAACCCTACGTGATTGAACCTGTGGATCAAACTCACCTTTTAGATTTATAAATATTTTAGGTGAAGCTCCTTGAAAAGAATAAATGGTTTGATCATCGTCCCCTGCAATATAAGAACGAGCACACTTACTTTCTATGTAAAAGAACATGTCCCATTGCAGAGGACTTAGATCTTGGGCTTCATCGAGGAAAACACAATGTAGTGGTGGACATCTGTCTCCCTCGACAAACTTGGAAATCATATCAGAGTATTCAATCATACCCGTGCTATCTTTATATGTTTTTAAATCAGCAGCTATCTGTTCTGTTAGCCATATGTCTGTGCTGTAGTGTAGTTCTAATTCTACAGCTGACTCTTCAATACTTATCTTTTTATTTCTAGCTAACTCTATGATACGCATATGTGGATTGGTATGTTCAACATAACCGTTTATGTTTATTCTAGATTCAAAGTTTAAATCACGACAATATGTAGAAAAATTCTTAAAGTTTTTCCATTTGTCTCCCTTTAATAGCTGTGTTTTTGTGTTGATATTACACTCTTTTGTTCCCATTGAGTGCATAGTGCTGACGTATATTTTATCATTCTTAATTCTTTCTTTTGCTACATTAGCTGCAGCGTTACTAAATGCTATGTATGCTATCTTATCAGGCTCAGTCTTTTTTAATTCTTCATCAAGGTAGTGCATAAGTCTATGCGTTTTACCCGTGCCTGGTGGACCGGGGATAATTATTCTATGCAAAAGGTGCCTCTTTCATTTTATCTTTTCTAGTATTTGGTTTCTCTAATTTTAGGGTAGGCAACGCCATATATCTGACACTCTTGTTATTTATTTTTCCTGGTATCTCTTCTGCGTCAAACAACGTTTCTAACATTCTAGCTGTCTTTTGTTTTGGATATTTTTTTGTATCCCATATCTTTGTTCTAACAATATACTTCCAAAAATCTTTAAATTTAAAATAACTAATACCATCCTCTGTATAAGACAATCCTCTCAAGATATCTTTCCAATCTTTACCTGGTATTTTATTTATATAATCTGATAATAATTCTTTTAGTTGAACATCTATCTTTGTAGACTCTGGAGCTTCTATTGGTATTGTGTTCTTTAATAATTTATTTATTGCCTTTCTCCAGATTAGTTTACCCACTGGAGGCATAGCTTGGTCAATTTGTTCTAAACATTTTAATGAGAATCTATCTGGTTCATGCAAGTCTTGTGATTCTACTTCTACTTGCTCATCACCTATTGTTACATAATATAGTGGTGGGTCAGAGTCATACTTCTGTATTTCTTTTATCTCTGTCTCTGGTAAACCATCACCCACACCAAACTCTTGCATCACACATTTTTTAGAATTGCAAAACGATGCAATAGGTTCGTCTTTACATTTATAATTATATTCTTTGCCTTCGATAGATTTAATTAATGTATCTACTTCTTTTTTATCTAGTGGTGGTTTGCAATATGCATCATTGTATTTAAATATTTCTGTGTCCCATGAGTCAGGGAATCTTTTCTTTGTGTATACGCCGAAGTTATACAGAGCGTTGTTTCTCTGTCCGTTTGGAATACCTTGTTTTGCAATCGTAACCAAACATGGTGGCGCACCTTTAAGTAAGTTGTCAAGAACTTTTTCTTCTTTTATAGACAATTTAGAGAGTTGATCTTCTGATAGTTTTACTTTACTATGCGCTTCAAAAAATTCATTCATAGACATTGCTGTGCCATCATCCTTTACAGCGTATCGCATTGTCATTTTTACATTGTGATAAGGTAAATTTAAAAAACTACCTGTACCACCTTTTTGCATATCCACTTTATTTTGTTTTGGAAATATCTCTGCGTTAGCATAACCCAGTTTAGCTGCCATTTCTTTTAGTTTACTTCTAAATAATACTGCAGGTAAAAATTTATCTGCAAATAAAAACACATGTGCTCCACCAGACTTTGATCTACACACTACTAAAGGGAAGTCTTGTTTTTTTATTTTCCTAATTAATTCTTTATGGTCAAAGCCATTGTATAAATCAATATCTATGCATGCCCACTTACATTTATTCTCTTCGTTAATTGGTATAATTCCAAGAGCAGGATCTTTTCCACTCAAATGTTCTTGAAACATTTGTTTTGTTGGAGTTTTTTTAATTATGAAGGATCTAGTTTTGTGTTTACCTCTCTCATCAAACTCTTCTGTCTTTCTAGTTTGACCGTAGGCACTATACGAACCTTCAAATATGTTTATAAATTTATCTAATTCTGTCATCACCACTATCTGTATTGGGGGCTTTCGCCCCCAAATTTTTATTAGCCTCTATTAGCAAAGCTAGAGTAGAACTTTTTAGCTCGTTCGTACATCTTAGCATCTTCTAACATTCCAACCTTGGCTACATTGAACCCATACCATTGATTACCTTTACCTGTATTTAATACAGAAGATAATTTATAGATGTGGCTAAATGATGGTGGAGTATATGGACCATTTTTTCCATCTAAACTAATAGACTTCATCATGGAATTCCATTTTCTGCTAATTTTACCTTGTGATGAACTCATTGATATCATCGCAGTTTCAGATCCTTTAGAACCTAAGATAATCACAAAGTGTTGTCCTACTGTTAATATGTAGTTACCATTTTGTAATCTGTCTTTTCCGTCAGGACCTTTGGTAGTTTTGTCAAGAATATCCGAAGTATCTGGATAGATCATTTCAGGTCTACCTGAACCTGTTCCATAATCTGCCCACTCTTGGTATTCTAACTTGTAGTAACATGGAATAACATCTATTCCTTTGTCACCATCATGTAACTGTTTCGTAACAGTGTTTAAGAACATACCAGGTTCTGCACCTTCTACGTAATTTTGATTACGCTTTTGTGCTTCTGCTGATCCGTTCTGTAAGAGTTTAAGAATTGGTGGAGCCAGACTATCTGTCTTCACATTCTCGAAACCCATTTGTGCATCTGCCTCAAATAAACCTGCAGATGGTAGGTTTTCTTTCTTGGTTGCTACTTGTTTCGCGTCACTCATTTCTAGTTTCTCCTTGTTATTTTTGTTTGGTTACCCTCAAACGGTTTGAACAGCTCAGACGGAACTTCTTGACCATTCTCAAGACGCTCCCTTACTAGAGCCTTTAGAGTCATAGGGTTGACACCAATCTTTTGAACTGGCTCAAACCCTTGACCCTTTGCAAGGTCCGCATACGCGGTTGCCTTGTTGTCTTCGCCACGACCAAAGGTAACAGTAATGTCATTTTTAATAACATCACCTAGACCGTTGTTACGAAGCCATGTAAAAGCTGCTTCCTGTTGATCTTTAGGAATAGAAGCGCCGTAG